GTTGGTACGTCCGGTGAACTGCGGGATATCCGTAGTTAGAACGGAATACGCCAACAGCCTCGGTCGAGCGCAGAACTTTCTGCATCTCCCATCGAGGTTCTTCCTCGAAGTCAGCCTGTTTCGTTACAGACTGATCCAACGGCGTTTAAGTGCGAGGTTGCCGTACCTCACCGATTCACGCAAGTGATTCGGACTAACCGACGGAGCGCCGATCAACCTAAAACACTTGAGAAGCGCAGCGTCACCATCGAGATGGTCACGCCTTCGGACAGGACTGATAACCCAGCGCTTATTTCTTAAGCACTGAAGTTTCTTATCCCATCCGTCGAATGATTCAGCATTGCTGAAGCTGACCCATCCGAGCCCTGCACTACCTCTGCTCGTATCCACTCTAGCATCAAGGAGGCGTTCAACCTCCCTGTGTTCGGAGATAGGTACGGATGCTAGTGGGCCTAGGAGAGCTTCCACCCTCTTTCGGACCCACTTCGCCGATCGCCAGAGGCCAGCCAAGTAGAGCTGGTTACCCAAAGCGACAGCAGAGGCTATACCACGTGAGTCGGCCCTATCTGCAGGAAGCAATTGACGGGCGTACGTCGGTGTGACGTCGTTTCCATCATACGCGTCCATCCCACAAGACTCGCGGAACTTACCGTTCCAGAAGGACTTATGGGCGTTGACCTTAAACCCAAATTGGGCGAGGGTCGTGCAGATAAGAGGTGCCTCGTCTGACGGGACAATAAGATCGTCACCGTAGACGAATACCCTACGACTGTATTTGTACACAGTCGCTGGGCTGACACGCTTCCTTGCACTCCGAATCCTGGCGGTTACTACAGCTATAAAGAAAGCCATAGCTTCCATTGGGAAACAGAGTGCGGACCCCATCGACGCAAATTTCCTCAGCGGTATGGTTATACCACTAGGGAGAGTTGCTCTCGTTGATCGGCACGCAAACACGTACCTCCTAAGTTCTGGAGATACACGTAGCATGTCTCTGACGAGACGCGCAGATACTCGGTCACTCGCTTCTGACATGTCCAACGTCGCAAGATCTCGCGATCGAGAACTGTCAAGGGCGAGCCTGGCATTAATATGCTGACGAGTAAAGTTAACTCGTCCGCACGTGTAACGTCCTCGATACTCAATTCGTGGACGCAGCCAGGCATGGATAGATTGCTGCATGTATTGCATACATACAGGTTCCATTCCAATGACACGGGGTG